CTTGGTAAAACATTCGCGTAGTTTAATATGATATTGAATCAAACAAAATACTACGAGGGTATTGTAACGTCACCCTTAAACGTAAATGACATCTCCCCCCTGGATAATAATCTTAGTGATATTGCTATTCAAAAAGATCCAAGGGATGATGTTAAAAAGGTTAAAATCCTTGTCAAAGCCATTTATGATATTATGAAAATATACGGATATAATGACAAGAAGAACTTATCTCATAACGCACAACCCTCATATGGGCAATGTGTCGATTTTAGAAAGAAAACTCTTAAAGATAAGTTACGACTCGAAGAGATCTATCTCGAGTACGTTGCGAAAGTTGGACCAGGTTCTTGGAAAGACCTTTTTAAGTACAAGATCAATGCTTTCTTTTCCTATGTGATGGAACAAGAGATTCCACCTGCTCCGCCGATGATTGTGGAGTTTCCTGATTTGCTAAACCCTGCTACAATAAGTTACGGTAGAGGGAAGCGGTTTATTAGGAATATGGACAAGGAAACTTTGGAAAGTTTCGCTCAAAGTGTTGCGCAAAGTAAGAAAGGAGCGCCCCCAGTCTCGCCAGAAATGGTTTATGAGGCAGAGGTCAAGACGTTTAAACATCTTACTACACCACGGGAGGATATTCCCGATTTCGAAATTTGTGATGGTGATTACGATTTCGGAAATTTTTACTATCCGATAAACAGAGAGACCATCTGTTTCCAATTGAAGAGGACCGTTCGAGAGATCTTTCATAGGAAAGTTCCGTCTTGGGATGAACTTACCAAGCCGTTCGTGCCCTCTAGTAGCTCTCAGTACAATTTCAATAGAAAAGGTATGGGAGCCATTGGGGCTTTTAAATCCAACGAAGCCATTACAAACTCATATGAAAAACAAGTGAGTTTTGTGAGTAAGGCGTTGGGACCCGTTCAATTAAAAGAAGAGCTGACAGAGCTCTACGGGCAGGCAGGGATTGAAGATCAAGATAGAATTGATCGTGATTTTGAGAACATCATGGTTAAGGATACTATTGCTCTTCATTTCAACGGAGAAGAGTTGTGCAACCTTTGGAAAAATGTCATCTATCCGAAAATGATAGACGAAGCTCTCATAGAGCAACCTCACACAATTGTGATTGGGTTACCGGAACCTTTGAAGGTCCGCTGTATTACAGCTGGTCCACCTTTGACGTATTCGGTTTTGAAACCAATGCAGAAGTGGTTGTGGAGACAATTGAAAGATCAATCTTGCTTTCAATTGATTGGAACACCTGTTACATCTGAGATCGTGAGATCACAGTTGGGACGATTAGGATTCGCTGAAAAATTTGTCAGTGGAGACTATAAGGCAAGTACAGATAATCTTCACAGTTGGGTTTCTGAATGTTTGTTAGAAACCCTCTTTGAGGTGTTTAGGGAAGGATATGAGGAAGGTAAGTGTGAAAAGGACGAATTTTTTAATCAATTAGGAAATTTTGAAACCCTTATGAAGAGGGCACTTACTGGTCACAAACTCATGAACCCTAAGTATATGAGAATGTATCGTCAGGGACATTTAACGTATGACGAGCCTGATCTCTTCAGAGATCAAAAGGAAGGACAGTTGATGGGAAGTGTTATCTCATTTATTTTTCTGTGCCTTGCCAACGGTGCATTATGCAGATATGCCATGGAAATTTCGGATTTTGAAAACTATAAGTTAGTAGATCGTCCGATTCCAGGTTATAGTACTGCTCGTCTCTTGATTAATGGAGATGATTGCGTATTTCCGGGCAAGGAAAAGCTTTTCAAACTTTGGAAGGATATAACTGCCTTTGGTGGTTTAGAGTCCTCAGTTGGGAAGACTTTCGTGTCAGATAAATTTTTGACGATAAATTCAATGCAATTTGCTTATGAAGATATTAAAGTTGATTGGGAACAATTATCTGGTGAAACTTTTTCTTACAAGTATAATGAGATCAAATATGTAAATCTTGGTCTTGTGTATGGACAGAAAAAGAGCGGAACCAGGGGTAAACCCTTTTATCGGTTAGGCGCCATAAGTCGTGATCTTCATAGGAGTTGTCCTCCGAATTTGTATGATGCGGCCTTTAAACAATTTATTAAGGCAAATTCTGTACAGAGATTTCGCGAGAAGCAAGACGAAAATGGAAAAGTTACCATTGTCAAAGACTTCTTTGGATCTTTAGCTGATGCTAAGGTCCCTTGGTTTTATCCCGAATGGCTCGGTGGCTTAGGACTAGTGCCAAGCAGTAAATCAAGAAGTAATAGCGAAGATCGAATCAGATCGCGTTGTGCATCTTATATAAGAGAGGGATTGGGAAATGGATCAATTAAAATTGCGACCATGAGTAATCTTCCGGAATGGAAATTCCATAATCTTGTTTATAATGAGATTGAAGATTACGCCTTTTTGGAAAATCAAAATTTTAAAAAGGTTGAATTTGATGGAACTGAACGTTCTCTCGAAAGTGAGAATTCAAAGTTATATCAATTATTGGTTGTTGATCAATTGTTGACGAAAACGTCTGAACAACTTAAAGCAATTGTCGATGAAGATCGAGAAGAATTGATTCTTAGAAGGGCTTACGAAAATAATATTAAAGTCTGGAATGCGGCTTATCGTTCTGTAAAGAAGGGTGAAACCACTTCAGCTATTTTGGATTCGGATTTAGAATCAGAGAAAAAGCCTTCGTACCTCTCTTGTTTTGACGTTCGCATAGCGAACGCCCCTTTAGAAGTCGTTAACTAAAGGGTTGGGGTAGCTCCCCCTTTATGTTGAGTATATTTACTCTTCCAATATAACAGCTTTGTAATGGGCCTGGTTCGTCGTCCCGATATCGTCATAGTAGATAATAAGGCGATGGGAGACTTCAGGGTCTTTTCACTACACTGCAGTGATGAATTATGGAAATTGTTACGACCGATACGTTCGGTATGGGAACCCATTTATGGTGAACCATGTTAATATTGTAACATATAAAATTTTACGTCTTACTTAGAGTGTATAAGAGACAACCTTTTACAGGATGGGTGGTTATTGGAAACTTAAAAAGACATTAAGTTCGAGAAAGAAGGAAAACTTTCTCCTTTAAC